CCAACCTCTCCTGAGTAACGGTTTTAAGAACTCGCAAAGTTGAAGTGTTGTTTGAATCTTCACTTTGTTGGTCTCTCTCCAGAGCGATGACTGTATCGCTGATTTGAGAGATCGAATGAGAGCCTCGTAGTTGTCCGAGGGATACACGTCCTCCCTCCTCGTGCGAATTACTGTCACTGTTGCTTCTCCTTAAATGTGATACTAAAAATAATGTGATACCTGTACGTTCTACCAGACTTCTTAGTCTAGTCATAGTAGAGTCAATCATACGTCTTTCATCGCCGTCAAGTCCTGACAGCAAGATGCTTAGGTGGTCTAGGAATATAACACGACATTCCAGTCCACTGGCAAGGTATTCGATCCTGTTGTAAATAACATCCGGGTCAAAACTACCAAAGCCATCAAAAAGAAAGACGTTCCAATTAGCAAGCGTAGCATCAAATGCCTCCGTTAGTTCTTCTGTTTCATGTTCTCCGATGTGGAGTGCTTTACCTACAGCAGATGACATCAAGCCAAGTGCTGTACGTCTTGTGTTGGACTCCAGTTCCAGTATACCTACAGTCTCTCCTAGTTTACATAGGTGACAGGCTAGGTCTCTGACGAATGAAGTCTTACCACTACCTGTACCGGCAGTGATCGTTATAAGTTCGCCATATCTTATGCCATGTAACATATCATTCATACCCTCGTAAGGATATTTATGGTCACATGCTTTTGTTGGTTCAGTTACTACATTGAGTAGATTCTTACCATCTATGATTCCGTCTGGTCTGTATGGCTTTGCGTCCCAGATGGCTTTTCTGATACTGTCAGAATCCCCAGCTTGGAGAGCATCTGAAGCATCTTTATAATTCTCGAGGCGGGCAACCTTGACTCTGCCAGATGGGAGTATTCCCGAGGCAAGTTCAGTGGCCGTACGCCCTGCTTCATCGTTGTCGAAGAAGAGGACGATTTCTTGGTATCCCTGTAAGAATGGGATTGCTTTTTGGAGGTCTTTCTTGGCACTTGCCGCACCATGAGGTAGGCTGACCATCGGCCAACCTGACATAACCTCGTAACAAGAGGCTGCATCTAGTTCTCCTTCTGTAATTACTATTCGCTTTCCGGAGGTGGGGAAAAGATGCTGTCCAAAGAGCTGATCTGTTTTTCCACCTTCGTAATGAAAGTCTTTCTTCTTTGATTTAATTTTGAATCCAACAACTTGGCCGCTGTCATTATAATATGGGAAGCGGAGGGTATTTCCGTATCTGTAGATTCGGTAGAATGAGTTGGTGGCTTCACTGATTCTTCGTTTTTGCAGCTGTTCAGCTGATCCGAGGAATTGTACTCGTTCATTCGTCATTTGGGTGTAAGTGTGGTCCCCTTCCGCAGGGGTGTACGTGTGGCACGAAAAGCAAAACTTGTGACCATCAGAGTAAACTGAGTTAGCATCTGACGAGCCACAGTTAGGACAGGGTTCGTGTGCCACAAATTCGCTTTCTTCGTTCATATTAACCAATCTATGGGGATTGCATGTGCTGCTGCCCACTTGATGCCATGCTTCTCACACCATTGGGCATAGGTTGTTTTGGATTTCTTGCTGATCTTATTGAATGGAGCTTGAAATACCATACGTAAATCAATGTCGGGATTATCTCGCATGACCGCCTTGATCTTACGTCTATCTTCTGCGTCCCAGTAGCCTTTAGTCTCTAGCATTACACCATTGACTAGGCAGAAGTCTGGGTTGTAGTGGTGCTGTATGGTATAAGCAACCTTATGGGTCTCATACTCATACACAGCACCTACCTTATCCAGAATATCTGCGACACTCTCTTCGAGCTTAGACCTAAAAGTCGTCTTCTTCTTGCTCATCTACTGCGGTTGTCTCTGGGTTTCTACCTGTGGCTGCGGCGACGAAGCCTTCAGTCTTACCGAACATGTCGGCAACCTGTTCATCGTCCATGCTATCTGTGTCTACAGCAGCACCCTCGCCTACAGCAACAACTTGTACGCCAAGCAGCTTAAGGCTACTTCCGTAGGTAACGCCATCTCTGAGGATGTATGGCTTCTGAAAGAAACCAAGTTTAACTGTTGATCCACCATAAAGTGGTGTCTTTGCATCAGTGATGGGTGTGCCCTCAGTGTCAACGACACCGGGTCTCTTGTCTTCTCCCCATGAGAACTTAATTTTGTATTTTCCATCTGCTACCTCCTCCCATGGTGTAGGTTTTAAGGTGGCTCTCTTTGGATTCTTGAGCTTAGACTCTGCCCATCCGAGCAGTGCTTGTCTCTCTGTCTCGAGTGCGTCAATTACACCTTCATCAACAACAGCTGATAAAGAGTAACCGAACTTACCCGGTTCAAGTATGGCTTGGAAGCCTTCTAGTTTAATCTCGTCAGTCACGTGGACGTTTTTAGGCATCAGTTTTGTTCTCCTTGTGGTATGTATCTATCTTAGACTGGATGTCAGCCTTTTGAGTTGTTAAGTAGTCAATCCTTTCGTTGATTGCTTTAAGTTGTGCGTGGTATTGTTCGTGTTTAGCTTTCTCTATGTCCTCTTTTGCCACGACGTATATCTCTGTTGGTGCAAAGAAACTACTGAAAAAAGAACTAGGGGAATAGAAAGCCTCTTTATAAATGTCTATTGTCATAGTTAACAGAAAAAATAAGTGGATTCTATAACCGTTTCTGGTTGTAAGTCACCAATAATAGGTGGCTCTGTCTCTGCTCCTATTTGGAAAGCAAAGTCACGGAGGTAATCATGTTCTGCAAAGAGAATCATGTACGTCTCCCTTATTATAGCAGATAGTTTATCCATATCGCAACATCTGCTTAACACACTGTCATGGATTAGTGCGATTGGTTCATCAAAACTACGCACAGCGAGGTGTAAGAGAGATGCGTCGAGACTATGTATCAGGTTGGGTGCAGTGGCTGCCTTGTGCCTACTGAGATCGACGTCATTGGTCTCATCTGTAGCAACACTAAGTTGACATCTGCCGAGAAGTTGTAGGTCTAGACGTTCTACTTTCTTCTTCATAATCCGTTGCTTGACAACGAAGCCTGATGGTGTTGTCCATTCCACGTAGTCTGCTCCACGCTTGATAGACTTAGACACCTCTGTCTCGATCCATTTCATAACTGACATTGGCCCGGGCACGATCATGTGCATGGCTTCACGTACAGCTTTGACAATGGTGGTGAGTTGGTCTTTATCGACCTCTATACCTTTCTCATTTAATGCATCCTTGATGTACGACCTATTAGAGAAAGGTTTAGCGTTGTATGGGATAGTCATAACAGTACGTTTGACACACTTTCTGTCCCATACTGAGTGTACGCTTGTTGGAATCCCTAAGCTTAGTGCTGTCTCTGCCACTTTTCGGTATGCATCTTGTGGTTTATCAGAGGGGACGACGTTGACAAGTGTAGCTGTGGACTTATCCCGAGCCAGACCAGCAAGTATCTGCAAGCCTGAGCATGTAGCGTCGGTTGCCACGGGTAAGGATGTAGTCTTTCTATCTAGCTTGATGCAGCAATGATAGTACTCATCACAGGCAGCAAGAAACTGCCATGGTTCTTCTGCTCCTTCCCATTCTGCAATAAAAGCAATGGGATTAGTTGCGACAGCTGAGACAAGTGAGACATTATCTCTTGTCCACTCAAGTCTCTCTTCCATAGTAGCTTTGTCAAGACCATAACTGGTAGCTACTTGGAAAGCGAGCCACTTCTCACATATCTCTTCTGATTCATCAGCAAACTGTAACAAACTTTTTCCAAAGTCTGTATCTTGTGGTGTAAGAAAGGCAGGGATAGGGTAGGCACGACCACGATAGTCGAACGACCAAGGTATATAAAAGTTAATATCCTTGTAACGACGTACGGCTTCCATGGTCATGCGTGTGCGACAGGATCTCTTGAACTCTGCTGCTCGCTTATTCATTACTTCTGCCGCTTCCCTACGATACCTCTTACGGGATTCTTTGTTTTCTGCTATGTCGTACGGCTTTGGTGGCAGTTCGTAATTTATGATTGGAAGAAACTTACCTATACTTATTCCCCTGTCTTCGCACAGCATAGCGACATTGACTATGAACGGGTTTAACCTATATTTTACCTGTTGTATTTTGTTGAGAAAAGTAATGGGTATTTCCCCCTGTATACGGGAGGGATCGCCTCTTCTGACCAAATCGTGTCCTTGCATCAATTCATTGAGCATATAACCGCCTGCTGACTCGTTAGACCAGTCCTTTGGAGGTATCAACATAGGCCACGCTAATGGGCTAAATATTTCTGCATTTGCCATGACCTGATCTTTGATGTCCATGAACTCAGCAGTAGGTGCTATGAATACTGTAGTCTTACGACCTGTACGCATACGCTGTTTGTAAAACCAACCACTTGCTTGCATGATACAGTCAAGTAACCATGCTCCTAGCTTGATACGTATACTTCTACTCCATGGTATCCACGGTGTTATACCATATCTGTTCATCAACGTCTTGATAACAGTGAGTTTTTGATGTGTACCTATAGCTTTGTGCCAATAGTTATCTTTTAGCGTCTTAAGCAATGCGGGTGCGTTCTCTTCATAGTGTCGCATGTTACATTCGTCTTCGATAGCTCTACCAATAGCTTCGCATACATTTGTTGCAATGTTACAACCTTCCTTGTAACCAAACACCTTGTCAAATGTAATCTTACATGCAATCGCAGCAGCCGCAAGTGGCTCGATTGTAGTCAAGTATATATGTATATCTCTAAATGCTGCACCATATTTACCTTGATGTATCTTCGCATTTGTCTTGAGTATCTTATCAACTACAAGTGGTAACAAAGTTTCTATTGAGGCTATGCCATATACACTAGCAGATGAGTAGTTCTGTTGCTCTAATTTAAGTGTCTGATCTCTAAGACGCTTCAGCCCCTGACTGATCTGCGTCCTCTCCAGCTGTATCTGCTGGTCTATCTGCTCTGGTGTAACATACGTCATTTAGCTGGTCTCTTACTTGGTTGTATAGGTGCTTGTATACCTCACTATAATGTGGGTGTGTTTTTGGTAGCATATCTAACGCCTGTTTTTCGTAAGTGTAGACGTCATCACTGGGAATAGAAATTCTTTTTGTCATTTTCTGTAATGTACTTCTCTGGTTTTAGATGTTGTATTGTATCATGGGTACACAAAATTAGTTCTTCTTCTTGATCTTTAATGATCTTTTTAAGTCTGTTCTTAGCGTGTTTTGGTATCTGATACGAGTATTCTTTGACCTTACCTGTCTTACAGTTGCGTGTACGAATGATGCAGTCATGTGATTCCATGATTTGCCAGTCATTCATCTTCCAGTCCATGAACAAATCATACTCCATAGGCTCAAACCATTCGGCAGGGCATTTGGCAATCTTATTGTAATTGTTGGGAAAGTATTTCCTTGTCATAGGGTCTGTATCTCCTGTTAGGATTTGCGTGTTTGTCAAGGTATACGTCCTTGAGGGTGGTGTTGTACCACTCCTTGGCCATGGTGTCAGCACGATAGGCTGCTTCCATGTCGTCTGATGCCATAAGGCAAAAGTGTTGGCCGCAGTCAGTGTCGGCACAATAGTAATGGTAGGTCATGCTTGTGAGTGGGTAAGTTTTTTAATTAGTGTTTTGGTACGGGCTTTGGCAGCCTGTATCATTCTGGGCTTTTTCTTGTACTTGGGCGGCTTCTTGCTGTGGTGCTGCCAGTTTGGTGTTGTCATTTTGCAATATACGGATATTGTGGGTCATCAGGATAGTACCAGTCAGTTAGTTCATACTCAAGTGAGTTACAATGGTTGACTGCATACTTGCCTGCTTGACATTGATTATGCACTATGCCTGCGTCAACGTCGACCTTTATGAGCATGTATAGTGGTTTTAGTTTCTGTTCGATCATAAGTACCCCGCTATTTCACAGCCGGGCTCGTCGTAGAACCACGAGACTGATAAGTCAGGATATTGCTCTCTGAGTGCAGAGCATATGGCTTCTGGTGGCGACCATGCTGTATTGAATGTTACCTCGAACTGGTCAGGGTCGTCATCTGTAACTTCTACGT